ACCTTCGATAACAACTCCGGCCAGCGTTATGTATATACGCAGGAGCACATCGAAATCGCCCTTGGTTATGCGCTTACCCGCAAATCAATCGACGACAATCTTTACAAGACTGCATTCGACCCAATGAATCTCGGTCTTCTGGAATCATTCCAGCAAGGTCAGGAAATCCTTGCCGCAAACGTGCTGAATACCGCCACGGTCTATAATACACTTATCGGCGGTGATGGCGTTTCGCTTATCAATACGGCGCATCCCGTCGATGGCGGCACGGTTGCCAACCAGCCGACGACCGACGTGGATCTGAATGAGACATCGCTTTATAACATGCTCATCATGATCCGCAACTTCCGCAACAATGCCAATCTGAAGGTATTTGCGCGCGGTCGCAAGCTTCTTGTACCGCCTTCCCTTGAGTATGTGGCATCGCGCCTGACCAAGACCGAACTTCGCCCCGGCACCGCCGACAACGATGTGAACGCCCTTATTGCTACCGGCCAGTTGCCGGAAGGCTACGAGGTGCTGGACTTCCTGACATCGCTTTACGGTTGGTATGTGCTGACCAATATCAAAGGACTTATCTATCTTGAGCGCATTCCGTTCGAGACTACCATCTGGACCGATGACACGACTGATAACGTGCTTGTGAAGGGCTACCAGCGCTACAGCTTTGGTTACAATGACTGGAGAGCAATCGCCGGAACTCAGCCGTTACTCTAGGTTTGTAAGGATTCGCCAATGAGCGCTACAGTAGTATCAGGTCCGATTATCACCACTGGCAACATGATGGATGCTATTTCTGCGTCCGCGCAGAATACCGATCCGGTGGCAGGTCCTAATATTACCTATCATGGCGATGGCTTTCCCGATGTTCGCTATTACCCGCTGCCCAAGGACGCGACCGATAACCCCGGTGTTATTTTTGCCTTTCAGGATACTCCGGAAATCACGGCTGTAAACGCCATTCCCTCGACTGCCGGTACTTCTGGAGGCCCTGCCAATGTGGCAAGTCCACAGCCTGCTATCAGCGGTGTGGCAATGTCTCTTGCGACTGGTGATTCCGTTGGTGTATCGCGCAACGTTCCCTATCAGAATTTTGCCACCAAGGCGCTTACGACTGGGGCGGTTCTTCTCGACCTCGGAATTGAAACCCCTAGCGTCACTTCTGCAAGCAAGACGGTGACTGTCCTTGATAGTTCAGTATATCGTGTCGGTCAGCCAGTTATCATCACTCAGGCTGGAAATGCAGCAGGTACTGCCCCACTATTTACCTATGTCACTGCGTTACCCACTTCGACGACCATCACGATTGCCGATGCGGCGCTTGCGACCAATTCCACTACATGCCGCATTGCCTCTGGCCTGCCGGGCTGGAGCAATACTACGGGTGCAGGGCCTATACGCCCCACCTTTGTTGCGCCTTACATCGCGGGTGGTGCCGGTCTTTTCTTTGATCCAACACAGGCTCTTGAGCGTGGCGTTGCGATTGTCGGAACTGTTGCGGCCACTGGCGGAACATTTACTATCAAGAGTGCGGATATATACGGACAGACGCAGAGTGAGGTCGTAACGCTCATTTCTGGCGCAAGCACGGCAAAGTCTGTGAAATGCTATAAAGTAATCAACTCGGTGACTCCAGGTTTTGCCGATAGCAACCACACTTATTCTGTGGTGACTCAGGATTTGTTCGGATTTCCGTTGCGCAATGACTTCTGGGAAAATCTCGATATCTATTTCGGTCAGACATTCATCACATCATCAACCGGATGGACAAAGGGCGACAGGACAAGTCCTGCGACTACCAGTACAGGAGATCCGCGCGGCACTTATTCTCTGCAGACAGCATCGCAGGGGGCTAACCGTCTTGTCATATTCCAGACCCTTCCCTTCCAGAATATTGTAAGGGCAACTGCGAATAATCCCACGTTCCTCTTTGGTGTAACCCCGGCGTAGGAGGTTCACCATGATACCTCAAGTAACAAGCCAAAGCCTGATTTCAGGGGCTAGTAAGCCGGTTGTCTATGATATTTTTCATAGCCCGTTCAACATAAGCCTGTTCTGTGTAGCAACTGGAACGGTGAATTATACAGTTCAGCATACTGGTGATGACATTATAAATATCGGAGCAAATGCCTGTACATGGTTCAATCATGACAATTCCGATCTGGTGAATGCGACGACAAACCAGAATGATAATTTTGCCTACCCGGTAACGGCCTCGCGTGTCTTTCTTAATTCTCTTGGCACTAATGCAGGCAATCTGGTCAAGATGACATCAATTCAGGCAGGAAGCGCGGGAGGGCCATCATGATATGGCAATATCTGGGCTTTCGGGTGTATCTGGGAATAGTGGATTATCTACAAGTCCAGGCGTAAGCCTGTTTTTAGGTATATCTGGTAATCCAGTCACCAAACAGTTCAATTTTCTTAGTGGTGCATTGCCATCTGATATTGTATTCACGCGCGCATCTACAGGGTGGTATTTTAATTCTTCCGGAAATTTAGTTTCAGCAGCTAATAATATCCCACGTTTTGATTATGGCACTCCGGGAAGTACCACTTTGCGAGGTCTTTTGCTGGAAGCAGACTCCAGCACCAATGGAATCCGCAATAATACTATGCAGGGTGTTGTCGCAGGCACTCCAGGGACACCACCTACTAACTGGACGGCCACAACGAACGGGAACGGACTTAGTACACAGATCGTCGGCTCCGGCACAAGTAATGGCATTAATTATGTCGATGTACGTTTTTTTGGAACGACAAGCAGCACCGCAGGCAACCAGATATTATTCGAGCCTAATAACTCAATCGCTGCCGCCAATGCGCAGACATGGACTTCAAGCTGCTATATTTCAATTGTAGGGGGAAGCACTGCAAATATAACGACGGCACTTCTGGCCTTTGCCCAGTATAGCAATGTACCAGCTTTCCTGTCGGCACTGAGCGGCACAACCTTTACCGGGAGCCTGACAGCAAATCTCCAGAGATTCACTTTTTCAACAGTAACAAACAATGCTTCGACAGCCTTTATTCAGCCATACATTCTCATAAATACAACTGGTTCCGCACAAGCTATAGACATTAGTCTTCGTGTTGGCGTGCCTCAAGCGGAGCAATTACCTTTTGCCACTTCTCCTATCCTCACCACAAATGCTGCCGTTACTCGCGCCGCCGATCTCGGCACAGTTTCAAGCATTCCGTGGTTTAATGCAACGACAGGGACGATAGTGGTTAATTTTATTCTTGAGGGCGAAACAGCGACTTCGGGGCGAGTATATAATTTTGATGATGGAACTATCAACAATGCTATCGAGAATTTTACTGCGAATAATCCTTCCACAGCAGGTCAGTTAGTAGTAAGTGGTGGAGCTAATGGCTCTACTGGTGTCGTTGTCGTAAACAATACCTTAATAAAAACCGGACTACAATATCTGTCGGCCAGCAATAATTTCTATGTCAATGGTGTCAAGCCTACACTAGGAGCGTTCGGAGCATCTACTATACCTGCCGGGATCACGCAATTGTTGTTTGGCAATCGTACAGATGGGAATCGGCCATTCAGCGGCTGGCTGCAGAATTTTAAATATTACAATTATGCCATGGGCGATTCACAATTAAAGGCGCAGACGGTATGAGCGTGGCTGTTGTTCAATATCCAAATGCTAATCTTGCAAATATAATAAGTGGAACAGTCTTCAATCTTCCGGCGCATAGCCCTATTAATATGACGGTGAACTGGAATGCTCCGGACGCTTCCCCAAAGACCATGTATGTGCCCCCGCCTTCTCTTATGGCACCAAACGGAAGGCTGGTGATTTCTGACAAGCTTGGGAATTGCGGGACATGGAATATAATTATCTCATGCTTCGGAGGACTTGGAACTATCGATAACCTTCCAAGCAAAACGCTTAATATCAACAATCAGTCCATCACTTTAATAAACGACGGCGCGGGAAACTATGTCATTACTTAGGAATATTTTATTATTTATCTCCTGCCTGATCATTTTCTCTGGTAAGGGTGAAGCTGCGTATAATCCGCCGAATACCGGCACAGGCGTTTATACGCCGCCTGACACTACAGGACAATGGAAGCAACTTTCCGGCGCTCTCATTAAGTCAGGATCAAATATCCTGAATGCGCCTTCCGCAACTTTCACGCCCGGTGACGCAGGAAGCAACCATCTAATCACAATTTACGGTGCTGGCGTTAATGGGGCAGCGCTAAATACAAGAATTTCTTCTTATATCGATACGAATAACATCACCATTACTACAAACGCTTCGAGCACTACATCAGCGGCCATATCAAATGCCTATCTTGCTGGACACAGTGCCACACAGAGTGGAGCGGGAAGCTATGCTGCCGGAGATACTGTTACCCTCACAGGCGGCTCGTCAACCGCTCCTGCCGTCCTGAATGTATTCGACACACTTCTTGCTTCTGCCAGTGTAAACGCAGCGGGATCAGGCGGAACGAACGGGGCTTGTATTCTGACTGGCACGACAGGAACAGGTCCGCAGTTATTCCAGATTAATGCGACGATTTCCGGCAATGTAATTTCCGCTCTTGGCACGGTTATCACTGGCGGACAGTACACGACTAATCCGACAAGTCTCGCGGCGGAACCCGTAACCTCGAATTGTAGCCTTACTGGGGCGACCCTGACGCTAAATATGGGAGTGGATGCTGTTACAGTCAATCAGGGTGGACTTTATACCTCTACGCCCTCAAATCCTGTCTCGCAAGGAAGCACCAGCGGAGCCGGAACCGGAGCTACGTTCAATATCAATTTTCAGACTTCTGGCGGTTTTGAGTATGGCATTGATGATACTGCGGCGCTTCAGGCGGCAATCAATGCCACGCCTTCCTATAATACCTTCTTCGCGCCAATTGGGCTTTATCGCATAAGCTCATGTCTGAATTTTCCCAACCCCATCACGTTCAAGGGGGCCGGAATATTTCCTATTACAGCAATTACAGATACCGATAGTACCGCGCCTTATCTTGGCGGGACAGTGATTTTACAAACTACAGCGGCCACGGATGTTATTTGCTCGCCTATTACCAAGGGAGTTCTTAATCTGGAGGACTTTGGATGGAGATTTGCGGATAAAATACGTTTTATCAATACAGGAAATGGCATCAATCTTGCCCCAACCGTACTGGTAGGTGGAAAGCCCGATATCGGCATCCTCCATTCGGAATGGCGCAATCTGGTGGGTTTTGGCGGAGATGGCAATCACTACGCCTATAACGCCCTTAATTCCCTGCTGGTGAGCCTCTATGATATCCAGTCCTATGGCGGAGGTGGCATTAACTGGCAGACCAATTCCACAAATATAAATGCTGGGAATGCTGTTTTCCTTGGCGTCTATATAGACTTCATCCAGAAAGGGACCGCGAACGGAATTACCTTCCAAGGGAACAATACAGGAACTACCGGGACTGAAAATCTCAACGTCATGGTGCGTCCGCAGGTGAATCTGGAAGATTATCATACCAATGGTTTTCCAGAGACAACTCCTCCAGACGCTGCGCAGTTTTCCTTTAACGATCTGACGCCCGGACATTCAGGCAATATATCCATAATCTCGCCTGATTTTGAGCCATCTACCGCGCCAGTTTCGCGCAATACAAGTAACGGATTCACAACTGAGGATGGCTTCTTTGGGAATCTGTTAACCGGAGCTTATAGGATTTTTGCAGGTTTTGGTACTGGCGGAAGCAGGTCAATAACAAATGAAGGCGTCTTTTCAGGTACTGGCAGTCATGTTCCGACACTTACTGCGCAAGCTGCGCTTGGCGGAACTCCGCCTGCCTTTGTGACGACTGCCAAGGGCGATTTTGGCGTTTCCCTGACCTTCGGAACAGGAACCAGTGCAGGATCGGGAAATCTTATCCGTGTGCAGTACGGGGCTTTTCGTGGTAACGCCACCACTGTTACATGCACACCGCAGAATGCCACGACACAACCTTTGGGGATATACCCGTCAAAGGATTCATCCGGATATTACATTGCTTCCGTGAATGCTCCAAGCAGTTCTCAGGCAAACACTGTTTATGCAGTGGATTGTGAAATGCGTATAGATTTTTAGGAAAAATAATATGAAGAAGATTATCGCACTTCTATCCATCCTCCTTCTGGCATTCCCTGCGTTGGCTCAGACCACTTTTCGTTCACTTCCCGATGCTGGCTCATATAATCCAGCTACCCAGACAGTTCTGTCTATTCCTGCCACTGGCAATGATGTACGAACACACCTTGGCAGTATGTCAACGCAGAGTGCAAGCGGAGTGGCCGTAACAGGCGGAACTATAGATGGTGTGACCATCGGAGGAATAAATCCTGCGGCAGGCACTTTTACCACTCTTAGCGCGACAACAAATACGCCGACTGTAAATTGCAATACATCTAATACGACATGTGCAAAATCTGCCGGATATGTATTAGTGAATGATTTTCCCGGACACACAGGCGGCGGAGGTGTAGGAGGCGGGTCTGGAGATGATGAGCCTGTCTTTGCCAATGCCGCTGCAGCGGCATGCGCTTCTGGTAATAAACTGGTTAAACTTAACCCCGGTAAATATAATCAGCAGCAGCAGTTTAACTCTCCCTGTGACGGCTTGGTATTTTTTTGCAGTTCGGAAAATATTTCCTATGACCCTGAAGGGCATCCTAACGCTTCCTGCCTTGTTTATATAAATTCCGGATTCTTCACGACGGCTAACCACATATGGTACAATGCAAATGGCAAGACTGATAATGTATGGTGGTCAATAAATATTGCCGGAGATGGTGGACAACAGGGGATATCCGCCTTCGGGACATCCTTTAATTACGTCGGGGTCGGACAGATACCGCGTTTTTATATCTTTGATTCAGGCATCGGAGGTCAGGGCACTGCCTTTGGATGCGGTATAAACACATCAGGCTCCGGGTCAACTTTTGCCACACCATATACTGGCGCAGGTACTACCTGTTCCAACTACATGGGGTGGCGTCTGTTTAATGTAAACGTCAGTGAAAATGCCTTGGCAGGCAATGGAAATATCACCGATCTGTTCTGGCGTGGCGGCGTTATTTCTGGCAATGCCTGTGGCGGCATTGTCGGCGCTAATGCCGGTACTGAAGGTGTCATGTTTGATATAGATACGGTAGAAGAGAACGGACATTCCGGGTTCTCTGGCGTATGCGCTGCAGCAGGTCCCGGTCTTGAGATAAATGGACCTCTATGGGTGGTGAAGACCCGTTTTCAGGCTAATTTTGGAGTAGATGAATTCTATGATGGGAATTGTGCTGACGATGTGACCAGCGGCTCTTATTCAGGAAGCGGTCTTGCAGGTAGTCAGGGGGCTGAATCTATTATTGCATTTAATGCCACTTGTGGAAAAACTATATCCTTCACCGGATTCTCAGGTGGCTCGGGAGTCAACGGTCTGACAGCCCCTAATTATTTCGCAGAGAATATTCTGGGCAATAACCAGATAAATTTTATTGGTGGCAATCTTGATTCAACGCAATATTCCATCTCACGCGATAATATAGTCGCCGGAAGTCTTGCATATGCTCCCATTCTTACTCTTGGGCAGGATTTTTCCACCAGTGGCACGACTCAGAATGCCGGTACATTCATATCCTCAAGCACTCTTGGAACTACATTAAATCTTAACAATAGTTCGTCAGGAGGGCATAATTTCTCCATCACCAGTGCCGGATCGGGTACGGATGGTGGCGCAGGTGAGATTCGCATAGCCGATGAAAGCAATAGTGGTGTATTTGCAGCCTTGGGATATGCCAGCGGTAATTCCTTCTATCGACAAGCCAGCACTGGGTTATACTGCTATTCCAGCACTAGCGATGCCGCTGCGGCTGCCGATACCTGCATATCGCGTGATTCTGCGGCAGTCTTTGATTTTGGCAATGCTACTCAGGGGAATAAATCAGGAACAATAAATGCCACAACCATAAATCAGAATGGTGTACAGGTTATAAGCGCTGCTGGGACAGGACTTGGTAAAAGCACTAATACGCTCAACAGCAACGATGTGGATCATATCAGTTACCAGACTGGTCTTATTACTGCGCTAAACGCCACTAAGGCCGTATTCCATAAATTCTCCAAAGCATCAACAGTCGATAATATTGAAGGATCTGCATCAACTTTTTCCTGTGTCGGAAATCCGATAATTACTGTATTTGAATGCGGCACAAGTGCGACATGCGCATCTAGCCCGGTAACAATCGGGACAGTGACTGTGACAGCAGCAGGAACAGTGGCGGATGGTACAGTAAGCAATGCATCAATTACAGCAGGGGATTATGTGGCTTTTGCCGAGACTTCCGGTACATGCGCATCTTCAAATATTGCCGTAACAGTACAGGTACACCAGAATTAGATAGTGCAAAACCCTGTGAATGATGCTAAAATAGCTTGAAGAATCAACCCACCTCCATAGGAGACTGACGATGAAAGCGTGCAAAAAAGGCGGTAAAGTCGATATCGACAAGGGCGAAGACGGGGAAACTCCCGATGAGCCGTTGAAAAAGGGCGGCAAGGTGAAGAAGATGCATCACGCCCATGGCGGTGCCGCCAAGATGCGGCTCGATAAGCGTGCGCGCGGTGGAAAGATCACTTCGCCAAGTCATCCGTTATCCGGTGCTGCGCCAAGCAAGATGCGCGCTGGTTTCAGCGAAAAGCAAGCCATCGGGAAACAGGACGACTAATATGGCCGACACCAAGGATGATGTTGGCAGTTCCGAGCCTGACGACGAAGGTCAGGAAGAACAGACCAAAACACCACCTAAGAAAAAGCGGGGTGGGAAGGTTTATGGTGAGAAGCCAAAGGAGCGTCTTGATAAGCGGTCGAGGGGTGGCAAGACAAAAGGCTTTCATCCGGGAGGCGAGAAGGGAAAGCTTCACCGCGAGATGGGAATCCCTGAAGGCGAAAAGATAGGCACGGCTAGACTTTCAAAAGCGGCTCATTCAAGTAATCCTGAAGAAGCGCGGGATGCAAAGCGAGCGCAAACAATGGCGAAGTGGAAACACTGACACGGTACGCTGGCGGCAGCGTCCGCAAAATGAGGCGTAACGATGGTACTCCCTGCAGGTTCGGCAACTTCAAATGATAGTTCATTCTTTTTAAGCGTAGGCAACTGCGTTTTGGAAGCGCTGGACAGGTGCGAAATTAGACCGCCAGCTATTACTGGCGAGCATATGATTTCCGCGCGGCGGAGTATTAATCTGGAGATGATTTCATGGGGCAATATGGTCCCTCTTCTCTGGAAGATAGACTCCACGCCCACCATGATTCCCCTGCAACAGGGTGTCTCGGTTTATAATCTGCCGACCGATACTGTGACGATGCTGGACACGTATATACGCACCTTCCAGCTTCCCAATCAGTTCAACGTCGTTCCTAACTTCACCACGACTGCCGGAAGCAATATTATAACGGCGACAATTGCGAATAATGCCATGCTTCCGGGATTCTGGTTCCAGATTACGACACCGATTGCCATAGATGGTCTTGTGCTGTTTGGATTCTACGAGGTTATCAGTGTTTTGAATTCAGCCTCCTTCACATTTGCCGCTTCTGGAAATGCGCTTATTGGTGTAGCCAATGCTGGCGTTCCTCCTTTATTTATATCTGCTACGGGAAATGCACTTGTGCAGGTAACACTCCCTAATCATGGATATTCTGCTGGTCAGATATTTAATATTGTGCCTCTGTCACAGGTAGATGGCATACTCCTGCAAGGTGCATATCAAATAACCAGTGTAACAGATGTAAATAATTTTATTATACAAACATTTACACCAGCGTCAGCTATAGCTTCATCTTATGAGAATAATGGACAAGTGCAGGTCCAGACGCAATCTACTACAGTTGACCCCATTGACCGCATCCTGACGCCGATTGGCCGTACCGACTATGCGATGTTCCCTGATAAGTTCACACAGACCATACCGACGCAATATCTGTTCCTTCGCAACGTCAACCCGACCGTGACGCTCTATCAGGTTCCTGATGGTAATGGTCCTTATGTTCTGCAGACATACTTGATGCGGCGTATCCAGAATGCCAATCCAAGCATGAATGAAATACCAGATGTCCATTTTCTATTTCTTGATGCTCTTTGCGCACGACTTGCAGCAAGGCTTGCGGTGAAGTATGCGAAGGCGATGCTTCCTGTATTGCAGCCGCTTGCGAAGGAAGCGATGGATTTAGCGCTAGAGGAGAACAGGGAACGTGCGGAAAATTATATAGTGCCTAACCTCGCTCCTTACTACAGGATGTAATATGTGGAGATACCACGGTCGCTATACACCAGACCCTTATAACGCTGCTGGACATGGAGCATGTGATAGGTGTCAATTTCAGTACAAATTATCTGACCTCCAATATCAATATGATTTTCGCGGGGATACCCTTACGAATACACGATTCCGTGTCTGTCCTGATTGTATGGACAAGCCTTATGAGGGTAATAGGCCGGTAAAGCTTCCTCCCGATCCAGTTCCTGCACTTGATCCGCGTGTTGAGCCTCTGGCACAGGAAGAAAATGCAGCAGGACTTCCAGCACGCTTTCCTCCTCTCATCCTTCCGCCATCAGGAAATGTGACCAGTATCAGTATTTTTATACCCCCTGGTTACACAACTGAGGATGGTACATCGTCTTATATCACCGAGGATGGCTCTGGAATTTATGTACCGGATTAAATATGCAATATCCTGATTTAACTACTGCGCTTGGTGAACTGATGGTGGTGCAGATTACTGCTCCTGCCAGCGCTACACCGTCAAATGATACCAACTTCAACAATATCCTGCCTAACATCATCAACGATGCCGAGCAACGTATATACCGTGAACTCGACTTTCTCGCCACGCGCAACAATGCATGGGTGCCCAATGCGCTTATAAACCAGAAGTACATGAAGCTGCCATCAACGACCATCGTGATGCAGGGTGCGAATATAATGACCGGCATCAATCCGATTGAAACGCACAATATTGCTACGCCAAATCTTCTGAGTTATACCGCTGGTTCCAATCAGGCTGTCCTCACCGATGCCTCTGCGCCTACGGCTGGACTTGTAGCCGGAGACATCGTGGATATAATAAATGCTGGGGAAACAGCGGCAGACCTTATTATACAGGGGCCATACCCCATCTTTCAGGTATCTCCCAGCCTCATCATAACTCTTCCCTTTAATGCTTTTGTAAATTCCACCACCACATTCAAGATAACATATATAAGTAATTTCTCGAACATTCTCACGATGTCAAATATTCAGGGAAAGTTTCAGGGCTGGCCTGTCGGCGGATTATGGAATGTCGGCCTGCCTGTCACTTTTACTGCTGCCGGATATGTCCTGCCTGTAGGTTCCTATCCGATAGTTGCGGCAAGTGCTACTGCGCGCACTCTCAGCATTCAGGTGCCGGTTATTATAAACAGTAATGAAGTCGGAACAGATATCGGCAATAACCTGCAGGTCCAGTACTTGAAGAATGGAATGGGTGGTACGCGCAACCGGATTGAAATAGTCGCCAAGGATGTGCTGGATATCCTCTGGCCTACTGATTTGAGTGAGCAAGGTGTACCGCGCTATGGCGCATTCATTGATAACCAGACGCTCCAGTTGGCTCCTGTCCCTGACCAGAATTATATTGTGGAGTTTACGGGCACATTCAGGCCGATTCCAATGTCTTCCGGAAATCAAACGACCTACCTCGGGACGAGCTACCCCGATCTCTTTCTCGCTGCCTGTATGGTATTTGGTATGGCTTACCAGAAGGACGCCGATCTGCCCGCAAATGCGCCTCCCGGTCAGGATGTCACGAAATGGGAGAATATGTATCAGGCGAGGAAGACTAGCGCCATGTCGGAAGCACAGAGGCAGAAATCTCAGGGGCCGAACTGGAGTCAATATTCTCCGACGCCGGAGAGCAATCCGTCGAGGCCCTGATGTCCCAGACGCCGCTCAAGATGCTGCCGGGAGTCAACCTCGAAAAGTCCCAGTTACTCAATGAGTCCGGATTCAGCGGCTCTCAGCTTATCCGCTTCTTTCAGGGCCTAGCCCAGAAATGTGGCGGTTGGGCTAGAATCACCTCCACTGCGCTCATTGGTGTCTGCCGTGGGCTTTTTGCATGGGCTGACTTGCAGGGTGTGGGGTATATCGCAGCAGGGACGGAGCAACGCCTTGAGGTCTGGAATGCAGGTACGATATACGACATCACTCCGGTATATGCGACCGATAACCTGAATACACCTTTCTCGACCTATAGCGGACAATCAACCATAATCGTTCATGACGCGACGACCAGTCCTGCCGCAGGCGACTGGATTGACGTGCTCACCCTGACTGCGGTTGGCGGTCTTATTCTGCAGGGTCTTTATCAGGTCACTGCCGTACTTGACGCCTCGCATTATACCTTCACAGCGCAAGCTCCGGCTACGTCAACGGTTGCAGGCGCGGGCACGACTGCGCTGTTCCACACCTATAGCGGACAGGCAACAGTGATTGTGACTCTCACAGGCCATGGGTTTTCTCCGGGGGGTATCTATACCGTCTATGTCTCGACTACTGTTGCGACCATAGTCCTGTTCGGCCAGTTTGTCGTCCAGACTGTTCTCGATGCGAACAATTTCACGATTACCGGGCCAACCTCTGCCGGGAGCACGACCACCGGCTCCGAGAATGGCGGTCAGGTCAGGATTTTATATCTTCTGCAGACCGGGCTTGTCACAGGAGCCACGGCGATGGGATATGGCGAGGGTGGATACGGCCTTGGCCCTTACGGCATAGGCGGCACATCTGGCGCGCAGACGCCATTGCGCCAATGGTCCTTCGGACAGTTTGGGCGCATCCTGATAGCTTGCCCGATTGGCGGTCATATCTATGAGTGGGACCCCGCCTCCGGCTTCTTTGAAAATCCCGCGACCGTAATCTCAGGCTCACCGACTGTCGCCATCGGCATCTTTGTCGCAATGCAGCAACAGCAGATCATTGCCTTTGGCATTACCGATCCTAATACCAGCCTCCCGGATCCCATGCTCATCGGCTGGTGCGACGTGGCAAATTTTAATAGCTGGACGGCATCGGCAACGAATCAGGCGGGCACTTTCAGGCTATCGCGCGGGAGCCGTATCGTAGGGGCGTTGCAAGGCCCTCAATATGGCATGCACTTCACTGACCTCGGGGTATGGCTCCAGCAATATATCGGCTTTCCGCTCGTCTATGGATTTAATGAGATAGCCCAGGGCTGCGGGTTGATTTCCATGCGCTCTGTCGGTGTTCTTGGCGGTATCGTCTACTGGTGTTCGCTCAACCAGTTTAACCAGTTCAATGGTGCGGCGGTGACACCACTTCCCTGTGCAGTATGGGATATCTTCTTCCAGAATGCCAACTTCTCTGTGGAGGATAAATTCCTTCTTGCCCCGGACAGCCATTTCAATGAATTCTTCTATTTTTATGCCTCCCTGTCGGGAACCGGGGAGATTGATTCGTATATAAAGTACAATCAGGCCGGACCATGGGATTTTGGTACTCTTGTCCGCACCGCATGGTATGACCAGAATGATATACTTGCCGACAACCCGATAGGTGTGGATGGAGCGGCGCTGATTCAACAGCATGAAAGCGGCAATGATGCGGACAATTTGCCGATGACTTCCTCGATAACCACAGGTTTCTTCAAGCTTGCAGAGGGGCTTGTAATCATCTTCCTTGAGCGCATGATACCTGATTTTGTGGCGGCAAGCGGGACCTCTATACAAATAACCGTGAACATGGTAGACTATCCTGACGATGCTCCTTTGTTTTCCAAGACTTACACGTGGGTAGCCGGTACGACTGAATATATCATAGTTCGCGGGCGCGGTAGGTTCGCGCAACTTACGATAAGCAGCAGTGGATTCGGAAGTTTCTGGAGGCTTGGTGAGTTTCTATGGATAGGTACTGGAAGTGGACGAGTGGCGTAAAATGACAGACCAGAAAGACCAGAATCCTACACAAAGCGTGGTGAATGCTCTTAACCAGATTTCACTGGCAATAGGGTCACAGACAAAGGTGATAGACACGGTTTTTCCAACTGTAATCGGTACGTCATTAAGCGCGGTTTCAGGAAGCATTACGCCTACTAATTACGTTGGTTTCTTGTCGGTTATGAATCCGGCGACTGGGCAAACAGTTAAGATTGGCTATTATACATGAGCACGACACCGAATAAAGGATATAATAATCAGGCGACTGGTAGTGATGTCGGTACATGGGGTATTGTCAATAACCAGAACTTTACCGCAATTGACCTGAATTTCGGTGGCAGGAAGAACGCGAACGTCGCTGGCAATACCAATGTCAATGTATCCATTGCCGACGCGCAGAATGCCTATCATCTCCTGACCGGACTCCTGACGGGTAATATCCAGTATATACTTCCTGCTCTCGGCGGATTTTATTTCATCCAGAATAATACCACTGGTGCATTCACCGTCACGGTGATTATTACCGGGGGTACTTCAAACTTCGTTGCACCGCAGGGACAGACTGCCTTTGTATTCTCCAATCCCGATAACCTGATACCCACCGGCCTTATAAACAATATTTTTGTCGGCCAAGCCTCAACAGGTGGCACAGCAAATGCCCAGACTCTTGCCGCTGTCACGCCGGGGGCATGGGCGCTTGCGGTCGGAAATATCATCTATGCCACGGCAGGGCATTCAAACAATGCTTCCATGACCTTTGCGGGCCCGGATGGAGCGGCTAAGGCAGTGGAGAGAATAAGCAGTTTAGGGCTTGTGGCGCTTACAGGCGGTGAAGTGATAACCGGGAATATTATTGCGCTGTTCTGGGATGGAACGGAATATGTCCTGCTGAATCCTTCTGGCGGTCTTCTGGCCGCGAATAATCTCAGCGATGTGGCGAATAACGTAACCGCGCTCGCCAATCTGTTCGGTGCAACTCCGCTTATCCCATCCGGAGCAACCGGCACCACTCAGGCGGTTAATGACGCCTCGACAAAGCTTGCAACTACTGCCTTTGTCAATCGCGCCAGCAGCATAGCAACGCAAGGATATGTTGAACTTCCAAGCGGAGTTTTTTTGCAATGGGGCACACAATCTGTTGGTGCAAATACTACATCTACTTTCTCCTTCCCAATAGCTTTTCCAACCAATGTATTCGCCTTTGTCGTCAGTCAGCATGTTAATGCGAATACAGGAGTTAATGCCAATGAAAGCACTGGTGGAAATTCAATAAGCACATCGCAATACCAGATAAGGAATGGGTCTGGGGCAGGAACTATAAACTTCGATTGGTTTGCGACAGGAAATTAATATGCCAATAGCAATACCGCAAACTGGAGTAATTGGAACACGCAGAACGCTAGGCAGTCTTGCGCCGCATCCGGCTGACATAGGCCATATCGCAGGCGCGCACCTTGGTATATCCACACCACGCATGGCCGCAGCACCACGCATGCATTTTGCAGGCGGTGGCATGACGAACGCCGAGAATATTTCCCAGAATATGTTTCAGCCCATAGGCTCTGAATCCGGTGTTCCGAACGTGGATGTGAATTTCATCACATCGCCGCAACTCCAGAACGGTCCCGGTCCTCCGAAGGGACAGGCAGCACGACCGCCCAAGCAGCAGGACAGCATGCAGCAGATTGCCGAAGGTACAAGTGCAGCCAATGGTATTACCGGACTTTATAACCAGTTCGGCAAGGGTGCCGCGAGCATGATACCTGCGGCCATGAATCCAGCGAGTGCAGCCGAGAATGCCGCTCTCGCATCACAGATTGATACTGAAGGTGCCGATACCGGACTCAGCGCCATAATCAACGGCGGAGGTGCGGGAGCTTCGGCTATTGCAGAAGATGCAGGAGCGACTGCCGCAGCATCTTCCCTCCCTGCGTGGCTAAGCGCTGCCTTTGCATTACTTGCCGATGGAGGTGCAGTATCTGACCCGGATAATTTATCTTCTGATGAACAGCAAAAAGCGCATGATATGGCCCAACCGGCTGCATCTCTATGGAAATATTTTCATCCGGATCAGGGCAATCCCATTCCTGAACCTAAAAAAGATACTCCAAAGCGCGCAGATGGTGGGAGCGTAGGCGAGACATTCCATACCAGTGGCTTGCTCAATAGCGCTGGTCCGGGACGCACGGACACCATAAATACGAATGTCCCTACTGGCTCCTATGTTATTCCGGCAGACGTAGTTTCCGGATTGGGTGAGGGCTCGACTTTAGCGGGCTCTGCCGTCATCGATCGCATGTTCTCCACGCAGCCGCACGGCATCCAAGCGCGTCCAATCAGACATGGAAGAGGTCCAACACCAACATCCCCGCCTCATCCTGTTAACCCGGATTCTGGACCGGCGACTGTTGATTCACAATTTATTAACAGCGCTGGCGCGTATGCAAAGGGCGGAAAAACAGATGATATAAAATCTAATATGGCTCCAGTTGTTCTTGCTGGCGGGGAGCACGTTATCAATGACAAAGATATAATCCGAAAATTTGGAAGTCTAAAGAAAGGTCATGCCATTCTTGATCATTGGGTTGTCATGATGAGAAGAAAAATAGCTAAAGAAATGTTGAAGCTTCCAAACCCTGTTGGAAGCCGAGTGGGGAAGAAGAAATGATAGAAAATCCATTCCCCCATATCCGATTCTGCAATGAAGGCGACCGCAGTAAGTTGCTTGCATTCGCACGCGAGGGCCATGACGAGAGCGCCATGTTCACATGGAGCGACGAGAAGGTGAGGAAGGTCATAGACCACGCTATCAACCCGCCGAAGAATGATGCTGGCGGCATTGTGCATCTGGTGATGATTGGTATCATCGACGCACCTGACGGGTCTGGAAAGATAGCAGCCAGCATGGCGGCGGAATACACGCAGCCATGGTATAGCGACGACTGGGTATTATACGAACTCTGGAACAATGTGCGTCCGGATTACCGCAAGTCCAGCTATGCCAACGACCTCATCAAATTCGGTAAATGGATTTCCGATTCAACGCAGCGCCCGTTTGGCATGCAGATTTATACGACCGAGCGGCTGAATGCCAAGATAGAATTGTATCGTCGCAAGATGACGCAGGTCGGGGCGCTCTTTGTTCATAACATGCATCTTGCAGGCGGCCCTGCTATCAGCAAGGGGGCGACATGATTTTAGTCGCATTCGTGTTTGTTGCTTTTTCTATGATTTTCTGTTTGAGAGGGGTATTGTTTCCATTTCCTCTTAATCGGCACTATAATTTCTTCAGCCATGTGCAGTCCTATTGCATAATGGTTAGAGGTGTTATTGCGCGTCAACGCGATAATGCCTCGTTAATAATATACAACCCTGTGATATTGTAAAGGATTTTCATCATGTCGGGAGGGGGGGGCACAACTACCTCAAATACCTCAACAACTGTACCTCCAGACGTTTTAGCGGAGTACAATAAGGTTGTCGCGCAGGCCAATCAGGTTGCCGGTGCGCCGCTGAATCAATATCATGGGCCGGTCGTCGCTGGTCAGACGCCTGCCGAAACTTCCGCGTACAATACCATCAATAACATGCAGGGCATGACTGGCCCTGTCACGGCGAGTCAGATACAGGGATACGAGAGTCCTTATACAAAGGATGTGCTGAATACCACGATAGCGGCTGAGAACAATCAGGATGCCCAGCAGCAGCAACAGCTTGAGGGCAACGCTATATCAGCAGGCGCATGGGGCGGCGACCGCGCAGGCGTGGCGCAAGGAATCCTCGGAGGCCAGCAGGCTTATGCCAACAATGCCACGAATGCCGGTATTGCCAATCAGGGCTATTCTCAGGCGCTTCAGGAAGCAAATACACAGCAGGAAAATACGTTTAACAATACGCTTACCGGAGCCAATGCGCAGCTTACCGCAGGTCAGTTGCAGCAGCAGCAGGCACAGTCTGAACTTAATGTGCCGTATGAGCAATTCCTGCAGCAACAGGCGTATCCCTTCCAGACAACAGGATGGCTTGGGAATATCGCAGAGGGCATCGGCAGCAACGAGGGTGGAACAAGCACCAGTTCTACGACTGCACCAAGTCAGGGGCTATTCGGACTGCAGCGCGGCGGTGGTATTACGCGATATGCGGCAGGCGGTTCCAAGACTCCGGGTGTCGCGGCTGGATACGATAAGAATGGCAACTCGCGTGGCGTGCCGTGGGCTTATAATTCAGCCAATCCAAATGCCATAGACCCGCCAAACGGCAATACCTTTGGCGTTGTCGCACCTCAACCTGCGGCTCCGGCTTCTATATCCTCCGGCCCGTCAGGCGGTGCTCACGTCGCCCCGACATACGCTGAGTTTGCGGCGAGCGGTGGACTTAATTCCGGTGCACCATATACAGGCGGTGCCATAGCTGGTATGGACGCCGCAAGTCAGGCAGACCTTGAGTCAATTTACGGGAGTCCTGTTCATCATGATTCCGGTGGGGCTACGGATGGACAAGGCGGCACTCCGGAGATAAACGCCTCGCAAGGTATAGTGCAGCATGTCCAGCAAATACCGCAACGGCTCAGACTGCAGCAGATGCAGCAGGGGCAGTCCTATGGCACTGGCAATACTGCGGCCATGACTATCCCCAGCTTTCCGACTATGAAACGCGGTGGTATTGTGCAGCACTTTGATGATGGCGGAGCTACACAAGTTAATAGCGCTCCTCCTATAGATAGCGATTGGAATGTTGGAGATTCCCCACAAGATATGCAAGCTGCGGCTGGCTTGGCTGCTATAAATGGTCAGGAACCTTATGGCGGAATCACTCCGCCACCTCCAACGCCTCCGGTCAATGCTCCGGATCATCCTATCAATGCCGGATATACGTCTGATATGCCGACCACGCATGAGGCGAATCCATGGCTTGCGGTTGCAGCGGGTGTTGCCGGTACGCTGGCTGGTCGTTCGCGCAATCCCTTGGTGGACATTGGACAGGGTGCGCTCATCGGTCTGAATAATTATACCAATCAGCAGGTGCAGGCTGAGAAGCAGAATTATGAAGAGGGCACCTTCCATCAGAATGCGCAGAAGCTGATGGATGAAGCGCAGATGGAGAAGGATAAGCTTGGCGAGGAGAAATTGCGGGACTTCAATACAGATAAAAATCAGCAGGGTGAACTCGGTATAAAAGGTCAGGAGTTACACAAACCTGTCATGGTCAAGGATATCATGGGTAATGACATTGGGTGGGCCACACCGGGTTCCTCAAAGATTCAGCCACTTACCGGACTGCCGGATTATATGAGTCCGACCGGAGGCGCTGGCGCAACGCCAACCGCTTCTCCTGCGCCTGCAGGCGGTACATATGGACCAACGATTCCCGCTGTCGGTGGCGGCTCTGTTGGCGAGCGCGTGAATAGCAAACTTCTTTCGCCCTATACATCGTCTGAAAATATAGATGCAGCAGTAGGAAAATTTCCGCCTGCAGTCGCAACGCATGCGGAGATGATTGCTTCCGGCGAGGAGCCGTGGCCGACCGTATATGTCGCGGCGAAGAGTCCGGTATATAGCATGGCAACGACTCTTGCGCGCCAGATAAATCCGGGTATCACCGCTGCGGCCTATCCAACCTATCTCGATTTTGCCAAGGGGCCGTCCAGCAATATCGTTAAATCGCTAGATGTGGCTATTCCGCATCTGGATACCCTTAGCGGCCTTGTGGATGCGCTTGGTAATGGAGATACGAAAGCTGTCAATGCGATAGGAAATGTAGCCAAGACGCAGCTTGGCCTTTCCACAGCGCCGACAAACTTTGATGCCGCAAAGCAGATTGTGGCAAATGAGGTGGTAAAGGCGGTCATCGGCTCGGGCGGTGGCGTCACTGACCGTGAAGCGGCACAGGCGCAGTTGAACAAGGCCAATAGCCCAGCGCTCTTAAAGGGCGTCATACAGACTTACAAGAGTCTGATGAACGGACAGATGCAGGGACTGCAGCAGAAGTATGAAAGCGCTACAGGGCGCAATGACTTCCAGACCCATATCCTTGGTCATAAGGCGCAGGCAGAACTCACGCAGCCTGCGGAGGATTCTGCAACCCCGAAGGTGACAAACTGGGTCATAAAAGATGGGAAACTGGTGCAGGCCCCATGACCCAGACTGTAACAATGCCTGATGGCTCTATTCACAATTTTCCCGATGAGGCTACTGCGGACATGATGTCATCGGCGCTCGGTCTTGCGCCGGAGCCAAGCCCGAATCTTGAGAATGAACAGGGCGTAGCTGCCAACTTTGCGGCTGGCAAGATAAGCGGACCATCCGCCGCCCTGCAGACAATGGGTAATGAGGCTGGCGCAGCGTGGGATGCCGCTGGCAATCTGGTAAAGAAAATTCCAGGATATGATTATGCGAAGGATGCGGCTGATGCTGTAAGCGGCGCGGCCAAGAGTGGCGCACAATCGGTTGCTGACTATCTTGATACTAAGCCCCAGTTCCGCGCTCTTGGCAATGCAGGAATGGAGGCAGAGAATACTGTAAGTGATATTGCGAAGGCTCACCCCGAGGCTGCAGGCGATGCCGAAGCTATCCTTAAAATTCTTCCGGTTGAATCTGTTCTTGGGATGGCTGGCGACGTAGCTAAATCCGGATTGAATGCCGCATCTTCCGATGTTGCATATAATACTGCCCTGCGCACCGCCAGAAAGACTGGCGTATTGCCGTCAACGCAGGCGATGCTTGATGATAGCGGTATAAGCGCCGATCAGATTGCGGCCATGACTCCACAGCAGATTTCAAAGGTAAAGAGTGGAATGTACGCAAGCGGCATCGTCCAGAATATTCAGGACGCTCGGGCGACAAAGAACGGCATATATTCGATGGCGGATGAAGTTGGCAACGACCATACTTTCAACGCCGCAGATACCAGAGCGCAGCTTGATGCGCTTCATTCAAAATATAGTTCCGATCCGGCTTATGACGGCACACCCTTGGTCCGTAAACTTGATAGCTGGCGTGATATGTTCAACGACGATGGGACAATTACCCCGACACGCCTTAATAAGCTTAAAGACCAAGTGGACGATGCATTCCGTGAGAATCCGAAGTCGCCGGAGGGTGAAGTGTATGGGGCTATACAGCAGCCGGTAAATAGCGCCGTGAATACGGCAAAGGAGGAATTTCCGAACTGGGGAACTCTTATAAATACGGCTGACGATGCGCATTACAACATAATGAAATCCACTCAGGATGATACCGCATTTACAGGCAAGTGGTCGCCAAAGAGTCAGAAGGATTTTCAGATTAACATGGGGAAGGATAATAATCCCGGAGATTTGATGGGTGACACCATAAACCAGATATCGTCCCTTTCCGCTGTAAAGAATGAGGCGGAACTTCAGAAGATGATGGCGTTTGTACCCAAGGAATTACAGGGTCAGTTTCTGACTGATATTGCCAAGAATTCCGCTGTCCCGTCTGGCGTGAAGAAAATAGTCAAGGCAGCGCTTTACGCTTCGCGCGGGAATTACGGATGGAGCCTGTCGAATATCATGGATTCCCTGCCTACAAAGGCTGCAATAGAAGGCTGGGACCCCGACGCCGCAACGCATATCACCGACCGTATGGAGCAGTGGAAGCAGGCGGCAAATGAAGCATATGAGAATCATTTGGATGAGAAGCTGGCGCGGCAGGGTATGAACGCTGGTACACGTTATAGCGCGTCCACCGCACAGAAGATGTTACCCTACACCACACAAGCGCTTCCCGCCCCTGAAAGACCAATGGTATCGGATTGGGCTGGCAATACGCGGCCTCAGACACCGGAAGAATATAATTCTGGTGTGCAAAGCCGACAGGCATGGCCCTCTGTGGCTCCAGGTGAAGCGCAACCGGCTGCAGCCTATGGTGACACGCGGGAGCCTATGACTGGCAGTGGGCAGTGGCAGCGTGACTTCATGCGGGAGAATAAAAGCAGGCCGCTGGCGACTACTGAAGGTCAGGAGTACAAATCTCCCGAACGCAAAGCTGCGGAGGATACACTTAAAAACCTTTCTGGTCCTGAATATGACGATTTTCTGAAGAAAAATGGCTATGCCAAGGGCGGCGCTATACCTTCAGAAGCACAAATTGCCGCTGGTAATTATCCTAAACAACATATTAAGTTTCAGGGTCTTGATATAAGTATCGAGACAAAGAAGGGCGAGATACGACGCGGTAAGGGATGGGAGAATATTTCTCCTGCTGACTATGGCTACATCCGTGGCACGACGGCTGCAGACAAAGAACACGTAGATTGCTATATTGGGCCTCATGAAAAGAGCAATCGCGTATATATTATTGATCAGCATCACCTGCATAATAAGGCATACGACGAGGCCAAATGCATGCTCGGGTTCGCATCAAGAGATGAAGCTGTTTCCACTTACAAGGCTGGATTCTCGGATGGTAAGGGGCATCAGCGTATTGGCAAGGTAACACGCATGTCGATGGCTGAATTCAAGGATTGGCTGAAGAACGGCAACACGAAGAAACCTGTCAAGGAGGCTGCATGATCCAGTATTTCATCATAGCGTCGGCGGTATTTTCCGCAATCACCGGGGCGACTGTCATTGCCCTTGGGGAATGGAAGCGATTTGCCCTTAAGTTCGCTGCCGTGGCACTCTGCTTCACTGTAGATATCTCCTTCCTCGGGATTATCTGGTGCCATCCCGACGAGCTTATGAACCCGAAGAATGCGGAGATTCTTACGACTGTCGGACTGCTGATAATGGCGAAGAATCTTGACCATATCCTCTTTTATCTGGCGTTTGGCCGTGATGCCATCCACTTCAAGAATAAGGAACGCCGGGCAACACTTTATGGAGAGATAAGGGAGGCCGCATGAATGACGAGCCAATATCCGTACTTCCCCACATAAATGTTGACCAGCATAAAGTGGATTTATTCCTCAATGCTCTTGGTGTAAGTGCCATGGCAGGGGCATGCGCGGCTATCGTGAGCAAGGATATGCGTACCTTCTGGGGATTTATACGCTGTACGGTGCTCGCCTTCTTCGTCGGCTACATGATTGGTTCTGTTTGCGATGCATACGGCATCAAGGACGGTATGACACACGGCCTTGTCGGCCTTGGCGGCTTCCTCGCCAATTACATCCTTGCGTTTATAGTCCAGCTTGCACAGCTTGCCAGCGCCAACCCCATGGCAGTTGTGAATTGGGCGTTGTCATGGCTGCCGGGAAGGAAACCGAAGGAATGAGCGACAATCTATCCGCCTTTCTTTCCATGATTGCGGCAAGCGAAGGAACCTCCACATGTCCCATAACGCAGGATTCTGGCTATGATATTCTTGTCGGAGGCACACGTTTTACTGATTATACCGACCATCCGCGCGTTCTTGTGGATTTAGGAGATGGATTGAAATCTACAGCGGCAGGACGTTATCAGATATTGGAACGTTATTATGACGCTTATGCAGATAAGCTTAATCTTGCTGATTTCGGTCATATTTCTCAGGATGCTATAGCACTCCAGATGATTAAAGAGCGTGGAGCGCTTGAGTATATACAGCAAGGAAATCTCATGCTTGCCGTTCACTTGTGCTGCAATATTTGGGCAAGCCTTCCGGGAAGTTCATATCGGCAACACACACAGCCTTACCAGATGCTTGAGAAGGCATATATTGAAGCCGGGGGCGAGATTAAAGAGTCAGCCGCTTCGGCCTGACATTGAACGGATTGCTGCCTGCGACCGCCCAAGCAGCCCGGTAAACCTTAACGAATAGTCCATCTTCAGTGGTGTAGGAGTCAATTACGGGCCATGCCGTATCTTCTGCGTCTTTTGGGATTTTAGGCTTGCGCGCCATTTAAATCCATTGACTGTTAATAACTTTTATGGTACTGAGATTTCATTAAAAGTCAAGGACAATATGATAGTTCTCTATCTTCCTTTCCCGATAAGTGTGAATGCCCTATACGCGGGCAAGGGAAGGCGGTACAAGAGCAAACTGTATGTGGCATGGGAGATAGAGGCCAGACAGACTTTACGCAGCCAGAAATGGACGCCAATGGCCGCAGTGCCGCTCCAGATTACCTATCGCTTCGGACAGCCTGATAACCGGCGTCGTGACCTTGCCAACCTCGAAAAATGCTGCAGCGACCTATTGGTACACGAATCAATTATCAAGGACGACTCCCTGATTCATCGCATGGTGCTGGAATGGGGCGAACTGGATGGCGCGGAGGTCGAGATAGTCACTCTCCAAGAAGCGAATAAAGCACCGTCATCGCAGCCCACACAAGGCCAATCCTGATTGCCAGCATGCCACACAGGATATCCGGCTCATAGGTCTGGCAGAGGGTGACTGCGCCCACAGTCTTATATTCAGGAATCATATAAAACTTCCGGCGCGGCTGACTGACAAACAGACGGTCATGCTGCCAGTCTATACCGGACTTTGTGGGTCGAACGTCCATGCTTCACATCCCTTCTCCAGTATATCACCGGGGATGACGGACTTCCAGTGGTTGCAGTACGTGACAGACAGATGCTGGCAGTTCCGGCATGGCGTGGTGGTCGGGAGTTTGTTGATTTCCTCCCATGCGCGCTCCAGATACTTCAGGGCTGAGTATTTATCGTGTGGCGTCATGGTCATCGCTTTCTCCTCTCGCTTACATGGAGTGGATTGAAACGTCCTCCGCCCCACAGGCATATCAGATTTGAAAGCAGAACGTAGAGAAAGATGGTCATAACTCCTCCCGGACAATCTTGTGATATTTCCCAATCCGGCAGGTATCAATCCTTGTCGGACTTTTAAGCTCACCCTTGCGATTTATGGCATCGGTGATGGTGTTCGGCGCTTGCGTACCGGCATGTGCCCTCCACCATGCACAGGCTTCTTCCCGCAGGCGTCCTACCGACTCAAAGAGGAACCATTGTCTGAAACTCTTGGTAGGGCCGCAGAGATATTCCACGCGCAGGGAATCCGGACGACCTTCCTTGGTATGGCGATAGTAGAATACTCCCGAAACCTCATGTGTCTCGGTCTGGAGTTGGGTGGAGAGGACGGCCATGTTCGCAGCTTCGCGGTCAATCTCCTGTTTCTCAAATTCAAACTCATAATTGCATACAGGGCAGAATCTTATACCCGCAAAGACATTTGTTTTGCACTGAGGACATTGCTTGATTGGAGCTTCTCCCTCACCTCTCTTTTTTGGCTTTGGCCTTATCATATCCACCGGGCCGTGTTCTACTAAAAGACCAGCATGATCCAGCAGCAGGCAATTCTGCTTTTCGGGATAAAGACGGGTTCCACGACCGGCAGACTGCACGAAAAATCCTGCACTCTTTGAAGGGCGGAGCATGGAAATCAAGTCAATCTGCGGTATGTTTGATCCTTTCTGCATAACCCCGACATTGGTTATACAGCGTATTTCTCCTGCCTTATATCTTCTGAAAATAGCATCGCGTTCAGGATGCGGAGTCTTGCTATGGACTGTCTCGCAGGAAATTCCACGGCTGCGGATTTCATCCCTGACATGAATGGCGTGGTCAATACCTGCGCAGAACACCAGCCAGCAGCGGCGGTCTTCTCCATATTTTATAAGCTCATCGACAACAGCAATTGTCAGATAATCTTTGTCCACCGCTCTTTCGAGTTGGCCTGCCTGATATTCTCCACTGCTGATCTTTACATCTGTGACATCAAATTGTAAGGCCATCGGCTTCGAGATAAGCGGGCTTAAGAAGCCATCGCTGATACCCTGAAGTATTCCATATTCGTACACGACTTCATCAAACAGCGCATTCTTACCCTCGGTAAGCAGTCCTTGTCTCATGCGGTAAATCGTGGCTGATAGGCCGCATATACGCATGTCGGGATTGATGACCAGAAGCTCGGAAATGAAGCGACGGAACATGGTTCCGTCTTCGTCGCTTAAATCCTGACATTCATCTATAAACATTAAATCTATACGTCGAGGTATCTTGTGCGACTGCTTATAAATAGACTGAATTCCAGCAATGATTATTGGCTTCGATAAATCCTTAACGCCAAGCCCCGCACTATAGATACAGGCTGGAGCTTCCGGCCATATCTCAATAAGCTCCTCGAAATTCTGCCGCACAAGTTCCTTAACTGAGGTAACAATCAGGATTCCGGTATCGGGCCATCCCTCCAATGCCTCCTGACATGCCATAGCCTGAACGGTTGATTTTCCGGTTCCTGTCGCCATCGACACCAGAATGCCCTTCTTGGCTTTACCGATACGCGCCCAGATGGAATCAACAGCAGCGCGTTGGTAATAGCGAGGAACACGCTTTATTGGCTTGAGTGAGGAGTGGGTGAAGAGGTCTTTTACCATACTAAGCATATCCCTTCTCCCGCGCCCATTCATCCGCATCTCTGGAATTTTTAGAAAGATTGCAAGGAGGGCAAAGACATTGAATATTTTTTATTTTATTGCTGCCGCCTTTTTTCAAAGAAATGATATGATCAGCATGATAGCCGTCTTTAAGCGATTTCTTGCAATATACACATTTCCATTTTTGTTTTTCCAGAAGTTTTCTTATTTGCTGTAAAGTATGAATACCACGTCCTAATTTAAGCGCACGCCTATTTCTCGCTGCAACAGCAAAATACTCTCTATTTTTTAACCGATATATTTTTGCCTTTTTAGCAAATTTATCCTTATTTTTATGGTAAAGAATACGAGCAGACTTTCTAATTTTTCCCTTATCTCTCTTGGCGATAGAAAGCTTTACTTTATCTGGATTATTTTTTCTCCACTTTCGCATGATTTCACGCGCATATTTTTTAGATTTTCTAGGATGGATTTTTCTGTATTCACGCGACCTAATAAGACTGCGTAGGCGCGTACATTCACAGCAAACACCGCTTTTAGTCACACGCAAATCTATGTGTCCCCTGCAGCAAATTACACCAGTAAAATAATATTTTTTCCCATGAATTCTCGCTTGTTTACGATGGCCTCCTAGAAAACCCTTTGGAGATATACCTATAGGAATCATTTGACCTCGCTATCGGTCCAGACATTCCCGTTCTTCAGGCGATAGGTTATCGAGTTTGATGTAGCCTCAACGGCCTCCCCTGGCACAAGTCCTGGAAGCATCAGATGGGCTGGACATCCCGCAACCTGCTCATCAAGCGTTAACTGGCGTCCAAAGCGTGCGCAATGCCACTCTGAGTTGGCAATAGGACTCGAATGCACACATGTCCGACAAGAACGGTCAGGCATATCGCCCTTGTGGCATATGCCGCTATGCGCACAATAGCGGCATTCAAAGTATGATGGGTCGTTACTGAGCCTATCAGGAGGCTCGTTGCTTCCAATGATGCGCTTGGCCTTCGCTATGGCCTGTATGGCATGCGCGGCATCATAATCAGTTCGTACTCCCATCCAGTCACGTCCACCGGGAGTCGCCACCACAAGATAATGCCTTGTGCGATTGTGGTAATGGCAATAAAGCTGCCCTTGTGTATGGTACACAGAGTTCCACTTCTTCAAAGCCTGTTTCTCGCCAAGCTCTGTGACAGCTTTTTTGAGTTCATTGAATTTTTTCTCTGAGCAGCATTTCACTTCGAGGACATGCGCAGTCTTTGGAGCCTGAAGGATTCCAATAATATCCCCGTCCAGATGCCCGCTGAAATGCCCGTCATGGTCTTTATAGCCAATCTGGCTTCCGTCCTTATTATGACTTATAAGCGTAATTCCATCCAGCATACGAAGACGCTTGATAATCAGGTCTTCCGTTCTGTGACCATCCTCGAATCTTTTGAGCGTGGCTGCATCAAACTTCTCACGCCCTGCAAACCGGAAGCCATACCAAAGCTTGCGCGAACATGAATCGCCAATCTGCGACATGCCAAGATATTCACGCGGTTTCTTTTGCGCCTCATGATTTTCCAACACACGATCACAGGCTTCAAGAGTTGGATCTGTGGCTAATATGGATGTGAGGGAGGTCACACAAATCCCTTATCAATCGCCAGCCATTCCGGCATTTGCATGGTTTTTGAATCCGCATCCCAATCGCATTTTGACTTCGGCACCCATGCCTTTTTATCGCCGTCAAAGAATAAGAAAGCCTTTTCAGTCTCATTATGCACTTCACCGGCAATTTCTATTATATCATGATTCTTGCTCACGCATTCCCTCCACCCACAAGTTTGTCCCCGGCCTTCGCCATGGCAAGGCTCATGCCAAGAGCATCAATCAGGCTCTGCGCTGCCTTCTGGTCCATCTGCGTATTAACCTTTATAGTGCCGGTCCCATATACCATCTCCGTCTGCAAGATGACGTTTCCCTTGTCAGTATTGGTCATGTAATGCAGCATGTACATCCCGCGAATCTTATCGTCTATGGACTTTAATTCACCGAGCATCCATTCCAGTTCGGTGATAGCCTGCCCCACGTCCTCATCCGATATTATTCGCAGGAGCGAGGTCATGACCCCAGACTTCTCAGGGCTGTTCTGAGCCTCGCACATGATGGCGTATAGGGCCTTGAGCGTGGAATGGATGTTCATCGGTTACTCATCTTTCGGTTCGATAGGGTTAAGGCTTCAATTCTTGCACAAGAAATTCATGCGGAGGGAGTTTGAACCCGGCAGCATGTTTATGCCCACCGCCGCCAAACTTCTTTGCAATAGCCGATACATCCACGCCATTCTCAGCCGAGCGTAGGCTGAATATCTGGCCTTCTGGGGTTTCCCAATAGCAGGCGGCGAAAGGCTCTCCCTTTGCCATTATATGCCCCGCATCGCTTGACCAGAAGTAAGGGGCATTCAGGCAAGGCACATTATAGGAGTCAATCACCATGCGGCCTGCTGCTGCCTGTATGAACTCGTTTATATCCTTAAAGTGTTTGCGCTCAATTGCAGCGCCATCACTCCTGAGTTGCGCCGTATCGGTCTGCATGAGTTTGTCCCATACCTCGAAATCGTAGGGGTAAGAGAAAACATTGGCCTGCACTTCACGGGTTCCTTCAATTTGGAATTTCCACAAATCGCGGTCTTCGATATGCCGGATAAGACTTGGCGGCGGAACATCGGGAAAGAAATGCGTCCATGTGAGCATAGCACCTGAATGTTCAAGGGAAAAATCCTTGAAGTAATTATCATACTGCGTTTCAAGGCCAGAAAGGTCTTCAATGGCAGTCTTGTGATGGTCAATGATGGTGACGGTATTCGCCACTTCAAGCATACGCTCAATAACAGGCCGCTTATAACTGAAGTCAACAAGGTAAACATCCCTGCCAGTGCAATCGGGCGGCTCATTCTGATAAACGCCAGCATGGAACTCTACGTCATCGCCAAGCGCCTTTCTGACAACCCATGCAGAGCCGAAGCCATCAGCGCAATTCCCGTGATAAATACATAATTTCTTCATTGTATTCCCTACTCAAACATCGTTGCTGTTATGCCGACAGAATAATGAATCCGCCGTCTGTTACGTTCGCCCGTGCTTTCATATTCGGGAAATCTGCTTTGGGCGGCTCTACATAACCCTCTGCCTCTTCGTCTTGCCCCGGTACATATGGCCTGCCAAAAACGAACACCCTTACCTCTTCAGGCGTAAAGCAATACGCATAGTCGGTTGTTTGGCTATCATCCCAAGGCCATGGCCAGCCCCTATCAGAAGAACGGAAATCATCACGCTCTTTGCTTATTTGGAGAACAGCCGCTTTAAAATCATCTGCGGATTTTGCAGAGCGGAGCGGGCTATCTGGAGCTTCCCATTGGTAACCATCCCATGAAACGCTGCCGAGCCATTCCGCTGTTTTGCCTTCACCGATGTAGAAATCTGCACGTGTACCCATGATGTTTCTCCTATCTCTGTATGGTTAAGCGACCGCCCCGGCACCCAAAGGATGCTGGCACACACCATTGTCTGCCAGCGCCGGGGCGATCTTTCTTAATCTACCGCTTCCACGGAGCAGCGGCAGTCGTTGCGGCGGGCTGTGCAGGAGCAGGGGCTGGAGTCCCGGCATTATTCCAGTTTGGTTTCGCACCAGCCGCCTACCCCCATACCGACGCAAATCCCGGCAGGCGAAACGATGCCG